CTCGTGGATTTGGTAAATCCTATCTCTTAGCGGTATATGGTATTTTAAAATGCATTCTCATTCCTGATACTAAGATTGTTATCGTAGGTGCGGCCTTTAGACAAAGTAAAGTTATTTTTGAATATATGGATACTATATGGCGTAATGCTCCTATTTTACGTAGTGTATGTTCCGATAATAGCGGTCCACGTCGTGATGTAGATAGATGTACTATGCGCATTAATGATAGCTGGGCTATGGCAGTTCCTTTAGGAGATGGAAGTAAGATAAGAGGTTTGCGTGCTCATACTATTATTGCTGACGAATTTAATAGTATTCCTGTAGAGATCTATGAGACTGTTGTTGCTGGTTTTGCGGCGGTTTCTGCAAATCCTACCGACAATGTTAAGCAAGCAGCTAGAAGAAAGTTATTGCAGGATTCTGGCAAATGGGATGAGACTATGGAAGTTGATTATAAAGATCGCCAAACCAATCAGTCTATTATTGCTGGAACTTGTGGTTATGGCTTTGAACACTTTGCTTCTTATTGGAAGAAATATAAATCGACTATTCAGACCAAAGGTGATTTTCAAAAAGCAGCAGAAGAAGCTGGAGATGACGTATCAGATGAAGTTCCTGAATATATGAAGCGTTTAGATTGGAAATCATTTTCAATTGTGCGTATCCCTTATGAGCTGATTCCCGAAGGATTTATGGATGATCAACAGGTGGCACGTTCTAGAGCAACCATGCATAATGGTATATATCAAATGGAATATGGAGCATGTTTTACTTCTGATAGTCAAGGCTTTTTTAAAAGAAGTTTAATTGAAGGTTGCGTAGCTCATGATAGAAATTGTTCTACTGCGGGATGGTGTAATTGGTGCGTTAACCCTTTCGATCCTATGACCAGAGGTAATCCAGACTTGAAGTATGTGTTTGGTATTGATCCTGCATCTGAGCAAGATAATTTTGCTTTGATTATTATTGAAATACATCCAGAGCATCATAGGGTTGTATATACGTGGACCACCAATAAAAAGGACTTTCAGAGTCGTAAACGTATTGGACTAACAGAAGAAAATGATTATTACAGTTTTTGTTGTAGAAAAATTAGAGAATTATATAAAGTATTTCCTTGCGTTCGTATAGGTATAGATTCACAGGGTGGTGGTTATGCTATCGCTGAAGGCTTGCGAGATAGTGATAAGCTTTTCTCTGGTGAACGTCCCATACTTCCTATTATTGAAGATAAAAAAGAAAAAGATACAGATAGGATTGCGGGAGATCATATTGTTGAATTAATTAATTTTGCTAAAGCAGAATGGACATCTCAAGCCAATCATGGGCTTAGAAAAGATATGGAAGATAAGGTATTGCTATTGCCAAGATTTGATACCTTAAGTCTTAGTTTGATGAGTGAAAAAGACAAGATATCTTTCAAACAATTAAAAGATAAAGTAGGAGAATCTAATGCTTTACGGTTATATGATACTTTAGAAGATGCAGTTATGGAAGTTGAAGAGCTGAAAGACGAGTTAGTGACAGTTGTAGTTTCTGTAACTGCTGGTGGTCGAGAGCGATTTGATACACCAGAAATTAAAACTAATATTGGCAAAAAGGGGCGTATGCGTAAAGATCGTTATAGCGCATTAGTTATTGCCAATATGATAGCTAGACAATTACAAAGAGAAATACCTGCTCCTGCATACAGCAATATTGGAACTGTCATTAAACCGGGCACGTTTCAAACAAGCCCTTCAAACAAGATGTATGTGGGTCAAGAGTGGGCGGCAAACATGAATCACAATACTTGCTTTGCAATTAAGAGAAATTAAAACAGTTGGTGTAATCTACAATAGGTATTGATTCTAATTCAATTACTATTACTTCTATAGGATAACAAAGTGACAAAAAAATCTTCTCCAAATGCAAAAGTAAACTTCCCTCCAGATGGTCCAGCTTATGTGAGTTGGGATGGTACGAAGGCTGAACGTAATGCTTCTTTGAAGGTCTATACCAATGCTATTCAAGAAGCTGCTACCGCATCTCAAGGTTCTCGAACTAGGAATTTCTCGGATTTAACTACTCATCTCAGTGGAAGACCCGGCTTAAGAGGTTCTGATTATGATTATTTCAGACCGGACCAAGCTATTCCTGAAAAACATAAGGATATTATAGCTTTTGCAAGGACAGCGTATAGAAGGATAGGGTTGATTCGAAATTCTATTGATCTTATGGGGGATTTTGCTTGCCAAGGTGTACGCTTAGTTCATCAAAATAAGCGTGTAGAAAGGTTCTATAACGATTGGTTTAGTCGTGTAAAGGGGAAGGAAACTTCTGAACGGCTATGCAACCTTTTGTTTCGAGAGGCAAATGTACCTATAAGAATGCATACTGCTAAAATTAATAAGCAAAAAAGGTTAGAAATGCAACGATCAGTTGCCTCTCCTGATATGAATGCAGACATTAAGCTTTCTAGCTTTTCTAAAGGCGAGATTCCTTGGCAGTATTCTTTTATTGATCCCCTAACAGTAGAAGTTGTTGGAGGCGCTCTTGCTTCGCTTGTTGGGGATCGTAAATATATGATAAAGTTACCATCTAATATTGCTAATATGATTAGAAAGTTGCGTAATTCTACTAATGCTCGAGAAAGAGAACTATTATCTCAAATTCCTAAAGAAATTTTAGAGGCAGCGGAAAATAAACAGGGTGTCTTACTCCCTCCCGATAAAACATTTGTTTATTTTTACAAAAAAGACGATTGGCAAGAATGGGCTGATCCCATGACTTATGCATGTTTTAACGATCTCATTCTATATGAACGACTTAAACTTGCAGATAAAACAGCCTTGGATGGAGCTATATCTAAAATAAGAATTTTCAAGCTTGGTAGTTTAGATCACAAGCTAGCACCAACTCCCGCTGCTGCTTCTGCTTTACAGTCCATTTTAGGATCAAATGTAGGTGGTGGAACAACGGATATTGTTTGGGGTCCAGATATTGAGTTACTTGAAACTGGCACTGATGTACAAAGGTTTTTAGGTGAGGAAAAGTATCGTCCTACCCTTATGGCTATCTATGCTTGTTTGGGCATTCCTCCGACTCTAACCGGCACATTTGGAGCTAGCGGCACAACTAATAACTTTATTTCTTTAAAAACTTTAACCGAGAGATTAAACTATGTTCGGAATATAGTATTATCTTTTTGGAATCATCAGATTAAAATTATTCAAGAGACAATGGGTTTTAGATTTCCTGCTCAAGTAGAATTTGACTTTATGTATCTTGATGATCCTGCGGCCATGACCAATCTATTATTAGCAATGGCTGATAGAAATATTGTTAGTGATGAGTTTGTTCAAAGGCATATTAAGGCTAAACCAGATATTGAGCAAAGAAGGGTTATGTCGGAAAATAGAAGTAGAGATAGTAAAAACCTTGAAAAGGTTAGTCCATACCACTCTGTAGATAAAGAGCATGGATTAGAGAAGATTGCATTGCAAACGGGTGTGGTTTCTCCCAGTCAGGTTGGTGTAAAGTTGAAAGATAAAGATGGTGATGAATCTGCATTAGAACTCAGACGACCAAAAGAAACTCCTCCGTCAGAACCTGTGGACGAACCAGACAACACGAACGAGCCCGGAAGACCCAAAAATTCAAGAGATATTGAGCCTAGAAAGCCAAAAGAGTTTAAGCCTAAGATCAAGGCTTCTGTTGAGCTTTGGGCTAAGGAAGCACAGTCTAAAATAGCTGAAATTTTAAATCCGGGAATTCTAAAACAATTCAACAAAAAGAACATGCGTAGCTTAACTGCTGAAGAATACAATAAGGCAGAACAAATTAAATTTTCTATTTTATATTCTTTAGATTATCTCGAACCCATAACAGCAGAAACGATTCAAGTAATATTAAACGCAAAGTTGTCAAATGGTGTAATTGAGAAATGTGAAGAATGGATATCTGACGCTAAATCTGATATCAATAGAAAACTTAGTATTGAAGAAATTAGAAATATACGTGCTTCTTTCTATGCTGAACATTATACTACCGAAGGTAAATTTGCCTATAAAGACCTTTATACTGGAGAAATTTATTATTACTCCAGAAGGGGAGTTTATCGAAAAAATGGTAGATTGTTAGTGTTTGTGCAAAACCCGTAGGATATACTATGAGTAAAAAAATACAAGTCTATAAAGCTGAAAAAGACGCCGGTTTAGAAGATGTTATTATAGCAAATGCGTCTATAGCTTATGAGTCTCCCGTTCTATTGCCTGACAAGCCTGTTACTAAGAATGAATTAACGAAATTTCTTCCAGCTACAGTCTCTCTTGCAGCCAAAGACGATGACGATATTTATCATGTGTACTCAATTTTGGTCAGTACTTCATGGAATAAGAATGATGATGTTTTTGATAAAGATGAGGTGTGGGGATCTAAGGACACTCCCAAATATAAGCCTACAAATTTAGAACATGACGAACGACAGATAGTAGGTGGAATTATTGATAATTGGGCTGTTGATGAAAGTTTTAATATAATTAATGAAAATTTAGCCATTAAAGAACTTCCAGACCACTATCATATATTAGTGTCGTCTGTTATTTATAAACAATGGCAAGATCCAGCCTATCGTAAACGTGCTTTGGACCTTATAGAAAAAATTGAAGCTGGAGATAAATATGTCTCTATGGAGTGTATTTTTAATGGATTTGATTACGCGGTTATTGGTCCTGATAACAAACATCATGTTGTGGCTCGTAATAATGAAACCGCATTTTTAACGGAACACCTTAGAGCTTATGGTGGAACAGGTGCATATCAAAATCATCAGGTTGGTAGGCTTTTAAGAAATATAACCTTTAGTGGTAAAGGATTTGTTGATAGACCGGCTAATCCTGAAAGTATTATTTTTGATAAAGATAAAGTATTTGAATTTAATAGTGCTTCACTTTCGTGTAAAAATACCCTTTTTAATGAAAATGGTGTACTAACAAAAGTAGACAACTACAATCATTCTGATTTACAGGAGAGTACTAATATGTCTAACGAAATTTTAAGTGATCAAATCACTGATTTGAAATCTGCTCTGGATTCTGCTCAGGCAGAAAATAAAGAATTAGCTGACAAGCTCGGAGAAGCTAATGTCGAAAAATATGAGCAGAGCATTAAGGAGCAGGCCGAACAGCTTGCTGCTACAACTGAGCAAATTGAAACTTTAACTACGGAATTAGAAACTGCCCAAAAGAACATTTCTGAGCTGACTACTGCTTTAGAAGAAATGACAACAGATCGTAATGGTCTTGGTAGTAAAATTGCAGAGATGCAAGATGCTGAAAAAGCACGTTCTAGAAAAGCCATGCTAGTTGAGGCTGGTTTAACTGATGAGGAAGCAGAAGCTAAAATGGAAACGTTTGGTTCGTTTACTGCTTTATCGGAAACTTTAGCTGCTTATACCGATGTTGAAAAGAAACAAAGCGATGATAAAAATGACGAAGCCGAAGCTTCTGTTGAAGTTGAAGCTGTTGACGAAACACAAGAAATTGCAGCTACCGAAGAGGTTGAGGCTAAAGTTGATGAAGAAGTTTTAGAAACTGTTCAGGCCGAAGACGCTACCCCACTTTCCGTTGAATCGGATGTAAGTGTTGGTTCTGACGAAGGTTTGGAGGTAGTTCGTGCCGGTCTTCAAGATTGGGTACAAACCGTTATTTTAGACAACAATAATTAATTAATCGGGAGAGACAAAATGGCTTTAAGACCAGATAGAGTTGAACATTTAACCGATCTTAGCTATTTCATGAACGAAACTGCTGAGCGAGGTATTGTAGTTATTCACGACACTGGAGGTTCCGGTGCCGCTATGGATGACTCAAGTGCATTAGTAAAGGCGCCCGCTGGAATTGCCACTACTGTTAGTGGTACTAATCCGGCTGGATTGTTATTAAACGATGTTGTTAACCTAGATCTTACCAGACAGCATATTAATTATGCTAAAGACGAAGTTCAAAAGGGAAGTAAGGTTCTCTTGCTTCGTCGTGGTACGGTTGTAACTGATCAGATTTCTGGCACTCCGACCATTGGTGCCGATGCTTACGTTACTCGTGTTGGTACTATTTCTGCAACGGCAATAGAGGGAGTTATGACTGTCTTTGATGGTACAATTCCTCGACCAATTACACCTAAAGTTGGTAGATTTCTTAGTACCTTAGATGCGGATGGTTTTGCCAAGGTTGAAATCAACATTACTTAATTAATAATATATAAAGGGAGAGATTACATGTCTACTAAAAAGTATTTTGAACCTACTCCAGAAATGAACGAGCTTCTTACCAGAGCTGGTTCTATGAATCGAGAGGAATCTCTTGCAGCTACTCGTGAGTTAGCGAAAGCACTAGAGCTTCCTCTTCGCAAGGGCGTTATGAGTGGAGATATTCTTGATGGTGTATTTGAGGCGATTACTTTAGCGCCCGGTGCTACCTCGGAATTTCCGCTCGATTTCTTAGCGCCCGGTACTGAAAAGGAATTTGTGGCTTACACAATTCCTAATCATGGTCGTATTCCAGAGCGACACGTAGAAGGTGACTATGTCATGGTTCCGACATATGACGTTGGTGCCTCAATTGACTGGTTGCTTAAATATGCCCGTGATGCAAGGTGGGATGTTGTTGGGCGTGCTATGGATGTCCTTCAAGGTCAGTTCACTAAGAAAATGAACGACGATGGATGGCACACCCTGATCTCTGCTGGTGCTGATCGCAACGTTATGATTTACGATGCAGATGCCTCCGCTGGTCAGTTCAGCAAGAGACTGGTTTCTCTCCTGAAAGTTATTATGAGACGAAACGGAGGAGGTAATTCCACCTCAATTAATCGTGGTGAGTTGACTGATCTTTATCTTAGCCCTGAAGGTATCGAAGATATTCGTAACTGGGGTGTGGATGAAGTTGATCCAACAACTCGACGCGAACTTATCGTTAGCGATAGTGGCTTGTTGACGCGCATTTTCAATGTAAACCTTCATACTTTAGATGAGCTTGGAGAAAGTCAAGAGTATCAGAATTTCTATAGTTCTGATCTTTCTGGTTCATTCCCCAGTAGTAAAACCGAATTGGTAGTTGGTCTTGACCTTCGGAATAGCGATAGTTTCGTTATGCCGGTTCGTGCTCCTGTAGAGGTTTTCGAAGACGATACTCTGCATCGTCAAAGACGCGCAGGACTATACGGATGGGGTGAGCATGGCTTTGCTGTACTTGATACCAGACGTGTCTTGCTAGGAGCTTTCTAAACTACGTTAACTAAATTTGGAAAACGGGATATTTATCCGGTGGTGGCACTCGCTGCCACCGGATTTTTTCTTACAGTTTTTTATATTAAAGGAAGGGTAAGTAATGGCAACTTTTGCAATTGAAATTCCTGATGAACAGGTAGAGCGAATACTAACGGCTTTATGTGCTAACTATCAATATAATGCAACAGTTTCAGATCCTAATTCTGATAATCCGCAGGATAGTATAGATAATCCACAAACTCCGTATCAGTTTGCTAATGAAATAG